ATCCAGCGCAGCGCCTACGGCTACCGTGACGAGGACTACCTCAGGCTCAAGATCATCGCCAGCTTCCTGCCGCCGCTACCGGAAAACGCCAGATTGCACCCACACTGATCCGCGAAGACCCAAAAAAGAAACCCACCGATCATCGCGCCCGGGAACAGGGGGGAACGCGAACGCAATGGCCGGTGGGTTGGAGAGAAGAAATTCGCTGGGGCGTGCAAACCTGCGGCTGCAAACCGCAAACCCCTGCAAACGGCGCAAACCTCGGTTTGCAGTCAGACGGTAGCGGGGTTCTGCGGCTTTGCCGCCCGCTATAGCCGGGGCGCAGGGAGGACCCGTAGACCCTGTGGGTCTACTGCTGTCCTTGTGGGTCAGCGCGCCGATGTCGGCGTTGCCGTGGTGCAAAGACTACAGAAGCGATGCAGCGAATACAGCCTGCGAAAACGCCTCGAAACACGCTGCGATGCGGCTGGTTGCGCCGCGTCGCGTCACGCCGCGACGCGCTACGATTTTGCGATGCGCATCCCTCCGTGCTGCATGCCAGATCGGCATGCATCGGTCGGTGCGAAACGGTGAATGCGTCAGCATGGGCGAAAAGATACATCGCTCGCGGGGGTTGTGTACCACGCATTTTTGGCGCGATTGCGATGCAAGCGTTTCGATTGCGTTGACCTACGTCACGTCGCGTGACGCTGCGGCATTGCATCCGCGATGCGTGGCGGCCTGCCGTTGAGCTGGACCACGATCAGCGTGAGCGCATGGCGCCAGCGACGCCACGCCGTCTGCCTGGGCACGCCCAGCTGCGCAGCGATCACGCGCCACGGCACGTAGCGGGCACGCGCCCACACCAGCTTGCGCTGCTCCACGCTCAGCCACTGCAGCCACTGCGTGGTCTCGGCCAGGCGATCGACCGCCGCGGGCGTCGCGGGGATGCGCAGCACGGTCAGGTCGTCCGCGTAGCCCTCCCACGACTGCCGCGCGATCTCGGGCCACAGAGTGACGTAGCCGGCGACGCGTGCGGGTGGCAGGCGGCAGGAGGTGGCGGCGGCTTCGTGGAAGCGGTGCTCGACCTCCTCGAACGTCCAGAGTGTCTTGGTCGTCATGCCCTCACCTCGCCCACGCTGGTCGGTACATCCAGAGTTGAGATGGCGGAACGCCCCCGGCGGGGATGACCGGGCGATCTTGAATGACCGAGTGCTGCAGCAATGCTTCACGGCGCCGATGGAACAGGTCATGGACTTCTCCCGACACGTCCACCCACGCCTGCCGGTTGACGGCCTGTCGCTGTGCTCGCGACAACGGTGAAGGTGTGGCGACGACGGTTCGAGTCGATTGCAGTTGCCGCAGTTGCTGCTCGCAGGCGATGAAGTAGCGCCGGGCCTGGCGACCGCGGGGCGTGCGTTCGACCATCGCCAGTTCCTTGGCCATGTCCAGGGTGAGGAAGTAATCCCGGTTTGGACGGCCGCGGCGATTTTTCGCCGGATTTGGCGAAAAATCGGTGGCTCGGTGATTTTTCCCCCGATTGGGGGAAAAGTCCCGATGGTCGGCGATGCAGATGAAGTCCTCGCCTTCGATGAATTCGTACTCGGCGACGCGGTCCTTGATCCAGTTCGAGAAGTCCCGCCCGACTTCAAGGAATCCGTGCAGCAGGCGCGCGTCCACGAGCGGCACGGACTGCCCCGCCAGGCGGCCGGTGATCACGGGAATGGGCGTCAGGGTGTTCATCGCGCCTCCTGAGCGATGGCCCAGTGCAACAGGGCGAGCGCGTCCGCTTCGTTGTCGTCGACGGGGGCATAGCCCCAGCCGCGTACTGCGTCGAGCACCGCGTCCTTGTTCGCGTTGCCCTTGCCGGTGGCATGCCGCTTGATCGTACCCACGGGTACGCCCTGATACGGAATCGCATGTTGTTCGCACCAGGCGGAGAGCTGGCCGAAGAAGCCGCCATAGGCGTGCGCCGCGTCCGTGGACGCGTGCCGGCGCACTTCCTCGAACGCGAGGTGCTGCAGTCCACCCGAGAGCGTCTGCAATTCGTCCAGCCAGCGGACGAAGCGCAGGAAGCGCATGCCGCCGCCCTCGAAGCGTTGCGGCTTGAAGGATTGAGTGCCGCTCACGATGTGGCGGTCGGGGGTGTGCAGCGCCCAGCCGGTGGTGGTGCCGAGGTCAAGCGCGAGGAGGGTTCTGGTCATTCCGGAGTCCTGTGGGGAGATCGGGTCTGACGCAGTCGACACAGCTTACGGATAACTGCTTACGTGCGCGCACACGCACGTAAAGAGAATAATCATGGACTGTGTCGACTGCGTCAGACGCTGGTGGCGTGGCGGGGAAATCAGAAGTCCTTGTCGTCGGCGAAGCGACTGCGCTCGGGCCTGGGCTCCGCCTTCAGGCCGATGCCCTGGAAGCCGCGCACGCCCATGCCGTTGCGCCATTTCTCGATGCCGCGCGCGAGAAGCAGATCGGAGAAGCGACGCTGCGAGCCGACGAACTCGCCCGCGGCCTCGGCCCACGCCTTCCAGTCGTTGAACAGTTCGGCGGTCAGCGATCGGGCCCGATCGGTGCGCACGCAGCGTTCGTCGATCCACCGTCCCAGCGCATCCTCGGCCTCGAAATATTCCTCGGTCGCCGAGACCACGCTCGCGGGCAGTTGCAGCCCCCTGCGCTGCCACTGCAGGCAACCGGCCAGCGCCCAGGCGAGGATGCCGTCGCGTTCGGCGAGCAGCTTCTCGGTCAGCTTGTCGTCGCGACGTTCGGGCGGGATCGTCACCGTGAACGGGATCAGGTGCATGCGCCGCTTCATCGCCTCGTCGACGTTGCGGATCGCAGGCTTGTGATTGCCGGCGATCACCAACTTGAACTGCGGCGTGTACTCGAAGAAGTCCTGGCGCATGAACCGCGCCGAGACCTTGTCGCCGCCGGTGATCGCCTTGACCTTCGACTCGTTCCAGCGCCGGCCCTGCTCAGTCTCGATCGAGGCGACGAAGCGCGCGCCGCGCAGGCCGGCGAGATCCGTGGGATGGCGGTCGCCGCGCGCCTCCATGAACGTGTCCATCGGCGCGTTGGCGGCGTAATCGCCGAGCATCGTCGAGAGTACGTTTACGAACACCGACTTGCCGTTGGCGCCGGTGCCGTACAGGAAGAACAGCGCGTGCGCGTCGGTCGAACCGCTCAGGCAATAGCCGGCCATCCGCTGCAGGTACGCCTGCAGGTCGGCATCGCCGCCGGTGACGTCGACCAGGAACGCCCGCCACCGCGGGCACTCGCCGCTGGGCGTGGCAGTCGCCAACCGGGTCTGCCGCGCGCCGCGATGGTGCGCGGACATCCGCCCCGTGCGCAGGTCGACGATCCCGCCGGGCGTGTTGAGCGCCCACGGATCGGCATCCCACTCCTCGGGGATGGCCACGTGCGTGAGATCGCTGCGCGCGACCCGCTCGACGGCGGCGATCGTCGCCGCGCTGGCGAGCTTGTTCTGCTCGCTCGGCCTCTCCGCACGCTCGGATGCGATCCGGCAGACGTAGCGCACCAGGTTGAACACGCCCAGTGTGCGGTCCTCGTTCCAGCGTTGCCCGGTCCACACGAACCACTTGCCCCAGGCCGCGCAATAGCGCCAGTCCTCGCCGTGCCGGCGCGTGAACGCGGAGGCGAGCCCGTCGTCGTTACGCCAGTTCAACCCCGAGAAATCCACCACGGGCGCTTGCGGCGCGACCGGCAGGCAGGCACCGGCGCGCAGGAAGCCGTCGATGTCGAAGCCGTCGGTGATTGCGTCGGCCGCATCCCAGCCTTCGGGCTTGTCCTCGGGCGGGTACAGGATGCGGCAGGACCGCGCGTCCGCCGCTAGGATCACGTGCGAAACGGCATCGGCGTACTCCCACCCGGGCTTGTCCCGGTCGGGCCAGATCAGGATCGTCTTGCCCGCCAGCGGCGACCAGTCGGTCTTGTCGACCGGCGCGTTCGCGCCGTGCATCGCGGTGGTCGCGACGATGCCGGCGTCGATCAGCGCCTGCGCGCACTTCTCGCCTTCGACCAGCACCACGGTGTCCGCGGTCGCGATGCCCGGCTGGTGATACAGCGGACGTGGCTCCGGCGGCGCCATCTTGCGACGCTTCGCATCCCACGGCCGGAATTCCTTCTTGCCGCCGGGCGGGTCGTAGCGGTACACCACCGCGATCAGCTGGCCGTCGGCGTCGAGGTAGTCCCACTTCGCGGTCGCGGGTCCGAGGTCATCGATCGGCGGCGCCCTCTTCGGCTTCGCCGCTGGCAACGTCTGCGTGCGGCCCAGCAACTGACGCGCTTCCGCCAGCACGCGCGAGAAATCGTGCTGCGCATCCAGCCGATGGTGCGCGGCGATCAGATCGAAGATGTCGCCGCCAACGCCGTCGGCGCGATCGGTCCACAGCCCCGCCTTCTCGCCCGACAGCACCACTTCGAGACTGTCGCCAGGGCTGCCGAGCGCATCGCCGATCACGAACTTGCCGCGACGGACCTTGCCAGCAGGAAACAGCGCCGCCAGAACTGTGTCCAGACGCGCGATCAGATCGAGGCGGATCGCCTCGCGAGAATCGTCGTGCCCCGGATCTGGCGTCGGCGCATCGGCATCGTTGAAGTCGGTCCAGTCATTCGCCATCGACGACCTCCTGATCGGGCACGATCACGGTCGCGTTGCGATCGCGCCATTGCTCCAGCTCACTGAGCCGGAACCGGACCAGGTGACCAATGCGATAGTTCGGCACACCACGCACGCGGCGCTGGACCTTGTTGTTGAGCCACTGCAGCGGGATACGCAGCGCCTCATGCGCAGCGCGCGCATCGACCATCGCCTCGACGACGGGAGCAGGAAGGACATCGGGGGTCATGCAGGTCTCCAGCAACGGTCCTGCCATGCGCAGAACTTGCACTCGAAATGGGTGGGATCGGAGAAGCTGCGCGGCAGCAGTTCACCGGCATCGGTGGCGAGCACGATCTGCACCGCCCGGTCGGACATGCGCTGGGCGAGCTGGCCGTCAAAGGGAACGCGCTCGGCGTAGACCTCCATCGTGTCGGCGTTGATCGCGGTGAACAGCGCGGGATTCGTGTGCAGGTCGAGGTACGCCTGGTACATCGCAACCTGTGCGGCGTACACCGGCTTGGCGACGGCGAGCCTGTTTTTCTCCAGTTCTCGCCAGGCCTTCGCTCCCAAAAACTTGCACTCCCAGAGCGCCGGGTAGTCGTACCCCTCCGGGCCGTCGACGAACACGCCATCGACGTGACCACGCAATCGACCGTCGAGCGCGGAGAAGCCGAACTGCGTCCCGTCGTCCTGCCGCGTGCGCAGATCGAAACCCGCGCCGCGCAGCCACGCGACCATCCTCTCCTCCAGCACGTGCCCGCGCTCGAAGATGCGCAGCATTCGGCCATCGGTGTCACGGCCAGGATCGACCGGCGCGTCGGCGTACTCGTACTGCAGCGCGCGCGTGCATTCGACGCCTAGGCGCGATGCGCCGAGATAGGTGCGCTTGGGCTCAACTGCGCGCGCCTGCTGCAGACCGATGTCGATCAGGGCTTCGAGGCGTCCTGACTCGCTCGACGATGAGTTGAAATCCAGCATCTCTTCGCCCTCAAAATGGGATATCGGAATCTTCAAAATCGTCCAGCGGCGGCAACCCACGCAGCGCGCGCGACTGCTGGTGCTGCTGGCGTTCGTAGGCGTGGATCACCGCATCGATGACGTGCAGTGCCTGACGCTGCGAGTACTGCGCGAGCGGCACGGCGAAGCCGACGGCGTCGGCCGCGTTTCCCAGCGCGAGCAGGCAGGCGCGCTGGGCATCAGGAGAAAGGGGTAGCGTCACGGGAACAAGCTCCTCCAGCGACGCCGGCTGTTGCCGGCGCCTTGTGTCATAGAGTTGGTGGAAGGCGTCCTGGCAGCGGCGCGAGCAGAAGGCCCAGCGGTGCGGGTAACGCCGTGGATCGGCGGGCGGATGTCTCAGGTCAAGGTGACCGAGGCCGCGCGCCGGTTGGCCGCAGGCCCAGCACCGCACACGCGGGCCTTACTGCGCCCACGTCGGCCGCCCGGTGGGCGTCGCGGCGTGTGTACCCTGCCCGGCCGGCGCCGCTGCGCGTGCGGCCGGTGCGCCCGCGCCTGCCCCGGGGCCGGAACCGCCCGGGTGGTCAGACTGGCCGGGCTCCACTGCCTGCTTGATGATGTTGCGCGGATCGCCGCGACCGTCGCGCTCGACGTCGATTTTCGCGACGAATTCGATACCCTCCAGTTCGTGGAAGCCTTGGATACGGCGCGCCGCGGCGGCCTGCGGCGAGTTGTCGTCGGCACGGACGTTGCGCGCGGAGTTGAGGATGGCGCGCAGCAGGCTGCGGCCCATGCCGGTCCAGGTCGGCCCTTTCGGGCTGTGCAGACCGATGTTGCTCCAGAGCTTCCGCTTGGCGAACGGGCCTTCCAGCACCACGAACTCGCAGGCGAGGTAGATCGCGCCGGTCTCGTCGCTGCGCGTCGCCCAGCCGCCGGTCCAGCCCTGCTGCGGATCGTTGTAGCCGCCGGGTTTGATCGTCATCCGCACCCAGGCGACGGTGCCCTTGGGGATGAGGTCGAAGCTCTGCTGCTGTTCGGCGTCGTTGAAATCGTTCCAGACGGTCATGGGGTCTCCTGCGCGGCAGTGGCCGGCGCATGCGAAGTGGGGCGTGTGGTCACGGGGCGCGTGAAGTCGAGCCGTTCGAGCGCGGGACGCGCGCTGCCGGCGATCTTCTGCATCAGGCGACCGAGGTGGGGTTCTTCGATCAGGTCGAGCCGGCCGGAGCGATCCTTGGCCGGAACGCCCCACGGATTGAGGGTGTGGCAGACGAAGGCGCGGTACGCCGTGCCGCCGTCGGCAGCGATCTCGGTCATCGTCACGACCTCATCGACGATGCCAGGCAGTTCGAGCCCGGTCTTGCTGCCGTCGATCTGCAGTTGCAGGATGCGGCGACCGAAGTCGTCGATCTTCTCCTCGAGGATGCCGACGAACCACACGCTCTTGCCGCGGGTGTGCTGCAGGTGCGTGAGCCACGCGATCATTTCCTGACCCATGAGGCCGTAGGCACCGCGCATGTCCGGCTTGCCGGTCTTGTCCGAGTACGCCTGTGGCTGGCCCTTGCTCCACTGCAGGCACAACCGGCCGGCCACGGTGATCGAGTCGACGAACAGCGTGTGGTACTTGGCGAGCTGCGCGGGATCGCCGTAGCGCGCGCAGGCCGCATCAAAATGCGCCTGGCTGTAGGCCTGGTCGTCGCGCAGCGCCGGGTTCGGGCCGCCGATGAAGACCGCGAGGTCGCGGCACTCGCTCCAGGTCCGCGGGCGCAGGCTGTCGCCGGCCCAATCCTCGACCGCGAGGTCGCCCGCTTCCAGATCGAGGAACAGGGTCGAGCCCGCGTCGAGCGTCCACAACTGCGAGGTCTTGCCGATGCCGGATTTGCCGATCAGCACGCCCTTCACGCCGCGGCGTTCGGACATGCGCTGGTCGGCGCCGATGATGGGAAGCGTCATGTCAGACCTCCTCGCTCGGGGTCAGCCGATACGTCGGCTTGCCGGGCTTCACGGTGCGCGCGGCCTCGAACTGCGTGCGCAGCGTCGACGGCCAGTTCTGGAAGCGCGACTCGGAAATGCTGTAGCTCACGTCGATGAATTCCTCGACGGATTCGCCCGCGGCGTCGATGCGTTTGGCGATCGTGGCCAACTGCGTCTGGTCCCAGGTCACGCGCTTGGACACGTCCACGGTCAGGCGCAGATCGCCGTCGGCGACGTGGACGACGCCGAAGTCCTTGCCGCCATCGCTGCGCGCAGTGCGGATGCGGTCGCCGTAGGTCTGCTCCAGCGCGGCATCGAAGCGCGCCTTGACCTGCTTGAGCCAGTCGCCGGCCTGTTCGAGTTGCCGGGCGAGCAGAATCTTCTGTTGGGGGGAGAGCGCCGCCAACTCGGCGACGGACAGTTCGGCGAGTTCCGCCGGCACGAGGGTGAGGTCGGTCATCGTCGTCGTCCTCACGCGAACGCGCGTTCGCCGGTGCCGCGGCGCAGCGCCTGGCGTTCGTAGGCCTCGACGTCCTCGCGGCGGTAGCTGACGCGATTGCCGAGCTTCAGGTAGACGGGGCCGATCCCCATCCGCCGCCACTGCTGCAGCGTGCGGTGGGAGATGTCCCAACGCCGGGCGAGCTGGTTCTCATCGAGGGCGCGGGCGTCGTCAGAGACGCTTTGCGCGGAAGTGCGGTCTTGCATGTCGTGCTTCTCGTCGTGCTGCGGTAGCAGCGGGCGACACGCAGACTATGCATCGGACGGTTGGAAAGCAGGTGGAAAAGCGGTTGGAAAATGGACTTTTTATTTTCCAACCCTTAGGTGCTTGATTTATCTGACCTTTTTTGACTCGCAATGCATCATGCGCTTGCCCGATTCTCTGGCCGGACGGTACGATCCTGACATCTCAGGACGCCCTCCCAAGGAATGCTATGCCTTTCGTGAACGAGTACATCCCGGCGGAAGACTTCGAGAGGTACGGACTGCATGAGATCGACAAGCGTCAGGCAAGCGCTGTCCGCGCTCGAGACTGGACTGTCGATCGAGAACGCGGGATCTACCTGCGCGAATTGAACCGAGGTCGGGAAGAGTTCAGCTACGAGTCCTATTGGACGTTTTTCTGGCGTGGATCGGCTTACACGATTGAGCTGCATGCGATTGAGGGCGGCGGGCGACCAGGAGCCCCGGGCTGGGCGAAGTGGGGATTGGTTCGCGTCAATGGTCGAGATGCACCCGCCGGGCTTCCTCAGCCTGCTGAGGAATTCTTGGCTGATCTGCATGATGCGCTTCTTGCATACAAGGATGGCGGATGGTTCGCACAATGCACGGATTTTGAAGTCGAGCTCGTGCCGGGTCTGGAGCGCCGCCCATGAGTGGGCCGCTACAGGCCGACGAGGCGATTGACCTGCTGATCAAGGATCCATCGAAGTACCAGACACCTGAGGCACTACGCGCGCTTGCGCGGCAAGTCAGTGTCGAGTCGCCCGGACAAGTGACAGTCCTCTACAGCGGACGCGTAGCTGATCGCGTGTCTTCCTGGAACATCGTCAAGGCAATGGAAGAGGCCGGGGAAGATGTTCGCCTCATCGATCGCACGGAGATCAACAGCTTTCTGAACTCTCGCGAATTCACGAGGGCAGCCGCGGTTGCGCATGGCGTCACTGTTGACGACATGCGTCGCGGCGATCCGGTCGCCAAGGCCGCCAATGACTGGTTGTATCACCCGACCGATGGTCCGTGGGCGGACGCGTCGGCAAGGTTCGCCGATGCGACGCGAGGGGAGGTGAAAGTCATCGCCAGCGGGGCCGCGCCTGATCGTGTTTTCGCGCAGACAGAACTACCACGCATCCTCGCAAATCCTGAAGTCACAACGGTCGAGGGAATTCCACGGGAAACACTGGCCGCACGTCAGTCTACTCATGGAACGCAGGCTGCATTCGAGATGATCGTTGCGCGTTCGCACGAGAACGTCGGCGTGATCCGAAGCGCCGTGAATGCGCAGGGGATGCCCTTGCGTGGCGACACAGGCCAGTTGCAACTCGACAATCGCGAGTACTTCCGCGACACAGAAATCGAAGGCCGTAGACCATCATTCCCAGACAGCACGCGTCCAATGGCCGATCTGATGGGGCCGCCGAACGCACATGCATTGGCAGGACAGCAGCATCTCGACGAGCTGACACAAGCTGCGGCGCATGCGCAACGGCCTGAAGCGACTGGCTTGCACCGAGCCCGGAGCGCCCTCGGCGTCGCCGGCCTCGCACTGGAAATCTACGACGGCGCGGACAGCGTGCGCACCGCGCATCGGTTGGCCGGCGAAGGCAATAGTACGGCTGCCGAGTCCACGATGATTCATTTCGGCGCGCGCAGCGTCGGTGGCTGGGCGGGTGCCGGCATCGGCATGGCGACCGGCGCCGCGCTGGGCGTCGAGACCGGGCCGGGTCTGCTTGTTACCGGGGCGATCGGCGGTGTCGCGGGTGTCTTCGGGGGCGAAAAAATCGCCGAGTGGACCGATAACCGTCGCATCTACAACCAGGAACTCGCTGGCCAGTCCTGGAGCTATGACCCGGACAAGCCCGCCGACGGGTGGCGGCGCAGAGCGCCGATCGATAGCACCCTCGACAATATCGACAACGCCCGGCGCGGCGATCTGCGCGCATCGCCGGCCACGGAAAACGCGCTCAACTACC